GGCCTCGGAATTCTATGGAATCGGGGTCGTGTGTAGTCACCAGTTCAGGCAGCAGCAGCCTGCCATTAACAAACGTCAGTACGGCAAAGCCGGAGCGCCAGTTAAGTGGGCCTTGCTCTGTGTAATCTTCAAACTGTGGGCCATACGGCTCTGCAAGCGTTCCGGTGTCAATTCCGTATCTTACGCCGTTGTAATCCGAAAAAGGCGTGACTTTAAGGCTATGTAAGTGGCCTGTGACAATGTTTTTGCCTGACCACATGGTGTTATTGTGGGTGGCGTGAATGCCGCCTTTAAATCGGTGCTTAACAATTGTGTCGTCATTCAACCACACCGACCAGCAAGCCTCCCAACTAGGGAAGTGGTCACGTAAACTAAAGCCTTGGACGTGTTCGTATTGCGGCGCATTAGATGCCAAGAAAGTCTCAAACCGTGCATCATGGTTACCCAAAGGCCACATGAGTTTGACGTTGTGACGAGCCTTCTTAGCTGTTTCTTCAATCTCGCCCATGCAAATAGTGCAAGCCTTGAGTTCTTCAATCACCGATGGCGACTTGCTCCAGCCGATTCTAGGATGTCTGCTTATGCCAGCGCCATCAAAGATGTCGCCGTTAGCGATCACGGCTGTAGGCTTTAACTCTGTAATCGCCCACAAAAGACCTTTATAGGCTGTTGAATAAATACCTGGCCAGAAGTGGGCGTCCGAAAAAACGATGACTGTGCCGTTCAAGATGCCAAGGTTTTTGATTTTTGGATGGGTTGTGGCTTCCAGCCGATTCTTCATTTGAAAGTTGTCATTTGGGCCTTGAAGCGGCTCCTTCATTTTTGACTCAAGTCGCTTGCGCCGTTTGTATAGAGCAGACACATGAATGCCTAGCTGCTTGCTGGCTTCCAGCATGGATGCGCTATTCTCTATCGCGCTAATGATCTGACCTTCTGAGTGCATTGCGACTGCCATTAGAGTTTCCTTCGCCAATAGAGAGTGTCTTTGCACCCCCAAGGTTTAGTTGGTTCAAACATTTTGAAGCCGCAAGCAATTAAGCTGTTTGCGGATGCGGGATTAAATCTTGTATCAGTTACGAGCCATTTCCATCCAAGAGCTTTCGCCTGTCGAATTCGGACACGTATAAATTCTTTCTGTAGTCCTTGTCCGCGAGAATCATATACAACGCCAGCACGACATAAATACCCACAATCAGTCCAGCTAACGGTACGCACAAGACCCGCAAACCCAATATCCCTGCCATCCTTAGTAGCAATCCACCAGCATCCAAAATTTGTGTCAACTGGTGTGTCATAAGGCAAGCAAAGCTCTTGAAGTGCTGACAATCTTTCTTGTACAGAATTTTTGCGAATGTCAACACGTTTAATCATGCAAGTATTGAAATTGACTTTTATTTAAAGAAAATGACAAACTTGCTGATTACTTGATAATTAAATCATTTTTAGTGCAGATTTCTCAACATCATCAACTCTTCGGCTCCAGCCTTTGCCAAAAGTGTCCCAATGTTCTAAAGACATGAGATAAGCAATACGGCGCTCAGAGTAATCTTTGATTAGCTGATCGGGGAAAAGGACCTTAGTTGCAGCAAGGGTTTTGGGGCCAATACCACCATCTTGCACAGCGCCAACAGCCGCCTGCAACAACTTAGCTGCTCTTCCGGGTCCGCTGTTAATAGCGCAGTCAAACACCAAGTAATCAATACCAGATGGCAACTCGTCACCCTTAATTTTGTCCCAATACTTGCGCTTGTACAGTGGAGCAACGTCAGCAGGGGTTAACGCCCTCATGATTTTTTCGGTCACTGGATGACCACAATGCTCTTCCCACACTGCTTTAGTGCAGCCAAGGTTTGTCATACCGCCAGGGTCGTTTGGATGGTTTATAAAACCGCCTTCATGCTGGAGAACCTTTTGCAAGGCTTCGGCAAAATTTGCTCTCATTTGGCAGCGCCCTTAACTTTTTCCCAAGACCGACCTACTACATAACCCAACATAACCGTGCCAAAGAGCGTAAGGATTGGCTCTGGTATTGACTCCATCCATGTCTTAAATCCCACGGTAAACCTTTGTGCTTCATCTGGGTAGAACACCGTCAAAATACCCATAGGTATGGACCACAACAAAAGAATGTAGACCACATACAGAAATGATGGACGGGCACGACTTGTCCACGGATCGGCAGATTGTGCCTCCGCAATAATGGCACTCATCTGTATTTTCATCTCATCAAGTCGGCCATCCTGCGCCATTTTTGCTAATTCCAGTTGAGCCTTGGCCTTTTGCTCCGGGTCTGGAATAATCTTATCAATAATCTTCCCGCCAATATTAAAAAGTGCCTCAAGTCCAATCATAATTGTTCCTTTTATTACAGCACTTCAAGCAGTATTTTTACAGTCCAGATGACAAGACCAGTGAGCAACACTGCTGCAACAAAAGCCTTGGCAAAGTCTTTCATTTTGTCAACCACATGGCAGAAAAAATTACACCAGCCATAGATACAATCATTACCCCTGCTGCCGTAACAATTACACCTTCAAGCCGCTTTAGCCTTGCATTAATTTGCTCATAGCGGAAGGCGCAAACTTGTTCGTGGGTAGACAGTCTTGCGTCTGTTGCGTCAATTGTGTTCATGATTTACTACACAGTCAAAGGTTGTGGGAATTCGCCTGTTGTCATGTAATGTAAATTGCGCTCTAAGCGAATATCTTGCGGAGCCAATTCTAAAGCCTTTTGGCAAAGCTGAACAGCCTCGTCTTTTAATCCAAGATTCCAAGCAGCAATTGATGCCAAGTCCCAAGGCTTTTCACCCCAAACTTCAGGATCCATTGTATATACAGCTTGTTTGTCAGTTATTTGTAAAGCAGACTTTGCCGCTGAATAACTTTCAGCCCACATACTGTGCCGATAACAAATCATTGACAACTCAACCCAAGGCTCACGAGTGCCTGGAGCTTCAGCAACTGCCAGTCTAAACCATTTGATGGCTTGGTGGGTGTCGTTTAGTTCAGCATAGGCTTTACCAAGCAATCGCATCGCATAGGCTCGTTCATTTTGCCAAGTTGCTTCTGGCATAGCCAAATACTTGTTGAGCGCCTCTATAGACTCTTGCCAACGAGAATAGAACGTCAATTCACGGGCATGGTAGAAAGCATTGCGAGGGCAATACGGGTCTTCTTTTACCGCCAACTCAAGCAACGGCATATATTGACCACGCGATTTAGTTGGGTCAGGATGATGGCTCACCAGCAGCATATCCGTGTGTGCGTACACCTCTTGAATGCGACCGTCAGGACGAGGGTATTCGTGCACACTATGCCACCATCTGTATCCCTTGCGATGGTGGATTTTTTCGTAAAAGAAACTGATCCCGCAACCCCAGTCAAACTTATAACGCAGACGAGTGGTGTTCTCTTGCCATACGCGCTCAACTTCCTCACGCCATCCCGGTTCTAGCACCTCATCCAAATCAAGGGAAATGCAGACATCGTAGTCACCGGGGATTAGTGCCAGTGCAGCATTTCTTGCAAGATCAAAACGCCAAGGTGTAATGCAAATATCATGCACTTTTGCGCCACACTCAATGGCTTTTTCAACAGTTTTGTCTGTTGATCCAGTATCTGCAATCAAAATTAAATCCGCATCTTTTGCAGAGTCGCAAAATCTTTGGACAAACTGTTCTTCATTTTTGCTGATTGCATAAACACAAATTTTTAATGTCATGTCTTGTTCCTTTTCCATTCGCCAAAATACTTGTTTTCAGCTTCATACCTTGCTTTTGCCGCATCTTCAAGCGTCTTAAATGTTCCAAGATATTTTTGCTTGTGATCTACTTTAATGTAAGAACGATAGTTTTGATACTTTTTGCTCCAGCAAACACCAGCAATTCCTGTCGTGTTGGCTTTTGACAATTTTAAATTCTTGCCGTTTTGAGAATTTGTTGCCTCCCTCAAATTGCAAATTCTATTATCAGTTGGAACTCCATTGATATGGTCAATTTGGTCTTTGGGCCAAACACCATGATGCAATGCCCAAGCAATTCTATGTGCTTGCCATCGTTTTGGGCCAATGCAAATCCCAAGATAGCCACTATGTAACAATGTGCCAGCAGCCTTCTTTTTAATCATGCCTTTACCTTTGGCAATCCAAAAAATCAAGCCCGTCTCCGGGTCGTATTGAAGAAGTAATTTTAAGGCGTCTATATTCATGCTTTGAATTATGCCAAACTTTGCTAATGGCGTAAACCGCTATTTTCATGTTTTGTCCTGTTAAAAGAATGCAAAAAAGTTGCCTTTGTATTCTGAAACAACAGGGGCAACAACAGTGTAGGTAAGTACAACAAGGCCACCAGTGCCTGATCCACGAACGCCTGCTGCCGCCGCAACTCCAGAAGCTGCACCGCCACCACCACCGTAACCACCAGCATTTCCGCCGTTACCAAACAGTGTTGATGATGAGCCGATACCGCCACCACCACCGCCAGAACCGGGGCCGTAATTTACGCTTCCAGCCGTCCATGCGATGGGCGTGGTAATGTTAAATTGGCTACCCAAGCCACCGTGTCTAAATTGAGGGTTTGCAGTTGATGTTGACGCAGAGCCACCGCCGCCGCCAGAACCCATTGATCCATTGCCCGCAACAGCTGAGGTTGTTCCCCCTGAACCACCAGCCGTACCTAGTGGGCCTATGCCCCCCAAGCCTCCTGTTGTGCTGGTGGTTGTCCCGCCTATACCAGAGGCATTTCCGTTTGTGCCTCCACCGCCACCGCCACCCCCTTGTGTTGATGTTTCGCCAGCAGTCGATGCGGACCCGCCGTTCCTGCCTACACCACTTGGGCCAGCAGCACCACCACCACCGCCGCCACGCTGTTTGTTTGTGGTTGAGGTTTGAATCTGCGATGCGCCGCCGTTGCCGCCACTAAACTTCGTTGAAGCACCACCAATACTTAATGCCGAGCTACCGCCCGTGCCACTCAACGCGCCTTTGGCAAGCACGCCTTCTGCTTCGGTGGTTGGGGCTGTGCTACCCAACGCCCGAAACCAACTGTCAGCGGTTGAACCCCAAACACTTGCGCCCGGCACGTTGGCGTATCCAGCACCCGTTGATGGGCTGGTAATCGTAGATTCTGCATACGCACCACCACCGCCTCCGTTTTCTAAAACGCCAGTGTATTTGCCGCCTTGCGATCCGGGGCCAATAGCTTGAGCCTTTAAAGATGTCACGCCTTGCGGTATGTACACTGGACGAGTTGAAGTAACTATTTCAACGTAAGTGCCAGCTAATGGCGCAGAAGTGTAGGTAATAACAATGATGCCTTGGCCTAACGTGCCGCCACCACCCGCCCCAAAGCCACCAGCTTGCCCCATAGTGCCGCCGCCATAAACACCGCCGCCGCCAGAACCAAGGGCATAAGTGTTTCCCGCAAAATCCGTCCAAACAACCTCACCACTTCCATTTCCGCCTGTTGCGCCCGGTGCGCCGCCACCGCCGCCACCGCTTCCGTTTGTGCCGTTACCGCCTGTTGGTGAGCCAGCAGTTCCCCCTGCGCCGCCTGCGTTTCCTGAACGGCTTTCACCGCCTGCACCGCCTACAAGCAGTGTAGCGTTTTGTCCGTTTCTAGTGCCTGCTACGTTACTGCTTGATGCGCCGCCACCGCCGCCCCTATTAGTAAAATAATTACCGCCATTTCCTCCGGGGCCAAAAGGCCCACCGCTACCGCCCCCTGCGGCTTGAGTGACAGAACAAACATCACCGTCACCAGAAGTGCCACCAGCATAAAAATTACCCACGCCAGCAGTGTAAATACTGTTTGCGGCTTGGCTTGTTGGCGCAACAGACCCACCTTCAGCTTTTACACCTTGCGTAGATAAAGTTGGTTCGCTATTTGTATTTTTGTTAAACCATGTAGAATTGCCAATAATGCCAGCGCCTATTCGTATAAATACAATAGAACCCGGAGTTAATGCAACATCAACAGATTTGGCGTATGAGCCTCCATGATTAACATCGAAAGCATTGCCCCGACCTGCGCCAATAGCTTCAATAGTAGCTGTCTGGCAGTCTGCTGGCACAAACCATCGTGTGCCCGATGTAAGAACGATGGTTGGCATTAAAACTCCACCAATTCTTTACTGCCTGTTAGCAACGCTATTTGGCTGACAATTCGGCCTTTATGCCATGTGTGGCTAGGTGGCAATTCAACAAAGTAAAACCCGTCAGGACACCAATCGCTCATTTCGGCAACAATAGTGCTTTCAAGTTCATCGTCTGCAATACGTACAAGTGCAAGAATAGCCATCAGACTTCTCCCATGCTCACGGGAGATTGGTTCATGAAAATCGTGTTTGGCTCAAGCGCCTCAACTTCATGCCACTCGTTTGCCGTTAAAAGCAAAGGCGAGTCTAGTGGAGTTAACTCCAGTTGCTTGCCCTCTTTGCGGACAACCATACGGCCTTGAATGCAGACCGTGGTGTGAGAAAAGGTATGCTCATGACGAGGCAATCCTTGGCCTGTATCAGCCATATAGATTGCAGAATTGACGCCGTTGTAGACGTACCTTGTCGTTGGTGCGATTGAAAACGTCATGTTTAGAACCCAAAGTTTTTGGCAATCAAATCCCATTTACCAGCAGTGTCGTCGTAAATGAAGCCCATGTAATCCTGTTTGCCAGCACCAGATGACGATGCTGGTTGAGTTAAATCAGTTGAAAAACGAAACACAGGGTTCCAAATAAAAGTCTGTACGTTTGCACTGGTCATTCTAAACATCAGTTTTTGACCGTTAGCCAATGTTCCTGTCGGAGCATTTATAGTAAACAGACCAGCAACTTGGATGTTAGCCATTGTCGCCATGTCTGTGGTGTTGGCATTAATAGTAATATCTGCTGCGGTTGCGTAAACAACAACACGACTACCGTACATTGGACCAGTTGGGCCAGTTGGACCAGCAACACTGCTGTTTGCGCCTGTTGGTCCTGTAGGTCCTGTAGGTCCAGCAACCGTAGAAACCGCCCCTGTTGGACCAGTAGGGCCAAGATTGCCTTGAACACCTTGTATGCCTTGTATGCCTTGCGGTCCAGTAGGGCCAACACCACCAACATCTCCTGTTGGCCCCGTAGGTCCAGCGTTACCCTGAGTTCCTTGAGGGCCAGTTGGACCTGCTATTCCGTTTGGCCCTGTTGGTCCAGATGCACCTGTTGGGCCAAGTTGCGTAAACATAACTTGAGCAGCAGTAACAATTGCGCTAGGTGATGCAGGTCGTGTTGGAGATGTTGCTGAAGGAACAGCCCGGAGTTGCACTAACGTGCTTCCTGCCGACCACATAAATTCAAAATAATCACCAGCAGCGGCGGTAACAACATAGTTCCATGCGGCGACAACTAAACCTATTAAGCCAGCTTGGGGTCCGACTGTTTCAACACCAAGCGTGTCAGGAATATCAACGCCGTTTTGTCTCAACCAAATTCGTATGTTATGGTCAACAGTATCAGTATTTGCAAGCTGAAAACTAAACTGCAAATCATATTGACCGGCAGTTGCAAAAGTAATTTTTGTATTGTCAACAACAGATACACCAGATGACGATTCAGTAGTGTTAAACGCAACTGCGTAGGCAAGTGTAGTATCTGTAATGGTCTGTGTAGTTGTATTTAAAAATGATCCGTATTTACCAGCAACACCACCCAAACCCTGTGGGCCTGTTGGTCCAGCAACAGTTGAAGCAGCACCCGTTGGTCCGGTAGGGCCAATGCTGCCTGTTGGCCCTTGTGTGCCTTGAATGCCCTGCGTACCCTGTGAGCCTGTTGGCCCTACAAAGCCTTGAATGCCTTGGACACCTTGTGGGCCTGTTGGTCCAGCAACACCTTGAATGCCTTGATTGCCAGTTGGACCAGTTGGGCCAGCTACTGTTGATGCTGCGCCTTGCGCTCCTGTTGGTCCTGTTGCACCTGTTGGCCCCGTGATTGAATTACCTTGCGCTCCAGTTGGCCCCGTTGGACCAGTAATTGCGTTACCTTGTTGACCCGTTGGACCCGTAGGGCCAGCAACAGTTGAGCCAGCCCCTGTTGGCCCCGTTGGACCAGTTGGCCCCCCTGCCGGTCCAGACGGCCCTGTTGGGCCAGCAACAGTTGATGCTGCGCCCGTTGGTCCCGTTGGGCCAGTTGGCCCATTGCTACCAACAAATCCCGGACTGCCCGTAGGCCCTGTTGGACCAGTTGACCCTGTTGGGCCTCCAGCGGGACCTGTTGAGCCTGTTGGTCCAGTTGGACCCAATGGCCCCGCTACACCTTTGTCAATCATAACTTCCGTGCGAGGCTGCGGAATAACTTGCAGATTGACGTTGTTGCCATCAACAATTTGAACTTGAATGTTGCTCATACCACCACCACCCCATCAGAGCGAACCAAGAACAGCAAGAAAATGATGCTGTCATCTGCTGGTGTTGATCCAACCGCAGGAAAAGATACCTTGACTCGACCAGAGTAACCTACGCAACTTGTTGCACTGATGTCTAACTGAGGATCATTTGTCATCAACCCCCATGCTGTTGAATCTATGACCAGGGTGCAAGTGCCAGCAGCATCAACACGGTTGCTGATCGTCAAGTTAATTGGCGTTGGTGTTGGGTTGTAATCAGAAATGTCAAACGTCAATCCGTTGCGAGTGTCTTGAATGTTTGTGACGTTGCGCCGAACAATCTGCGCTGTGATTGTTGCGCCTACCAAACTCAATGGCAAGCCAGAGTTCTGGTTTGTAAACGACAAATTCCAAAAGGTGTTCTGGTTGTACACCAGTTCACCGGCAAGGATTGGATTGTCAAAGCCCGAAACTTGATTGAGTACGTTCTTACTAAAAATGGCCATCTCAGCCTCCAATTTTTTTAATTAAATATCCGTCCATTGGAGGATATGAATATTTGCCATGCGACCAACCATGAAATCTGTTTTGAATAGATTTTACGTTATGCGCCTTAGCCGCTTCACGCAAAGTTCCAAAATCTCCTAAAGGCGTAACGTAAATTGCCCTTGGCTTCATCACTTTTGTTTTGCCAATTTGCGCTAACGAGATTTTTTCTCTAGTAGCATCTGATAAAGGTTTACGAGGCTGCTTGTTTTTAGTTGTTGCTCTATTTGCAGCAGAGACAGATGCAACGTGTTCTGCGCTTTTAGGCTTACCCTTTAAACCATTGGAAATTGCTTGCTTGTGAGTAGCACTAAGTGCAATGCCTTTTTTGGCCTTGCCGCCCGCACTAACGCCTTGCAAAGATGCTGAAATTTTTGCTTTAGTTTGTGCGCTTCTTTGTTTTCCAAACAAGGGGTGCTTGCTCCCCTTTAAGCCATTTCCACCATCGCCACCTTCCGTAAGATTGACAAGTGGATAAAATTTTTTCAATGCTGCAATTGCTAATTTTTCTGCATTGAGTGCTTGTTTATTACTTAAACCAGATGCAATAATGATTGATTCATAGCCAGCTTTAGCAACGATGTTTTGCCAATGTGGATTGCGATCTTTTTTTGATGTTGCTCGGTTTCCTGAACCTTTACCAACATAAAAAAGTTGTCCGGTGTCCAATCTTTTGTGAACATAGACATATGCGTTTACAGCCATTGGGTTCCCCTAGTCTCGGGTGATAACGCTCCCCGCCTACTGGCAGGGGTACGAATGATGTCTTGTATTGATAAGATTATGCCTTATTAGGCGGTTCTTAGCCACATGCATACGGTGATGTATGGCTGAAGGTTGGCGTTGGTTGCGCTGGAGCCTGATGTATTAGTAGTAAATGAGTGGTTGTGATCTCCAGCGGAAAGAGTATCGTAATCAGCTCCCTCTGCGCGAGCATCAGCACCAGCAACTTTGTTAAGCGAGCCTCCAGCAGATACGTTAACAGCGTCTATAACGTGAACGTGTGATCCCGCTGTATTTGTAGTGCCCGTGTGATTATGGCTAACAACAATAGCATCTTTGCTACCACCAGTTTCTTGCAACGTGTCAAAAGCAGAATCAGCAGCATTTAAGCCGACAAGAACTCGACCAGCGCCAAAAGCTGTCCAAGTACCAAATCCCAACAATGTTGCAGGGTTTGTTGTCACTCCAGCATTAATGTAAATTGATCCAACAGGATAAATTGACGCTGACAGGTTAGACACGGCAGCAGCAACAGAAGATGCCCCTGTACCGCCATTAGCAACTGGTACAGCGTTTACAAGACCATCAGTTGCGTCTAATCGACCACTTGAGTCAAGGTTGTTTGCCAGTTGAGAAAGGTTAAAGGCTTGAGTCATGTGATGTCCTTATGCTGCGCCATCTCTGGCAAATGTTTGTTGATTCAACAATGTAAAGTTGTTTGAAAATGCTGTGACCAAATTATAGTTTGATGTGCTTGCCGTGTAATCTAAACCACTGCCTTGAGCAAGCAAAACACCGTTAGCGTAAATCTCAAGCGCCAAAGGATTGCTTGTAAATGAATATGTTAATGCTCCATTGACAGAATAAGCAACAGTGTTTGTTACGTTAGATGCAGGAATTCCAAGGTTGTTTTCCGCATACATAATGACCGTCATTTTTCCTGTTACGTTAGCTGGAAAACCCGTAATTGCATTGCCTGACAGGTCATAATCAATTTCGCTAAATTGTGTGCCGTTAACATATATGGATTCAAAACCATTTCGTACGGTAACATTTGTAGGATCAATTGACGATGCGTTTGTTAAGTCATATGTGTATCGGCTAAACGGTCTGTAAGCAGCGCCAGCAGCACGTTGCCTAAAAACACCAAGTCCCGCCGTTGCACCAGATATTGTGGTTGTAAACGTAATAGTCTTTGTAGACACGTTTACCGATTGGACCGTAAATGTTGTTTGAGTAGATGTCGCGTCTGGTTGTGTTGCCAAGAAACATAACTTGTCACCAGCTTCAACAATTTGATCGGTTGCATTCCCATAAACAATACTGCTTGCGCCGCTTGATACGATTGTTGTGCCAAGCACTTCATAGTATTGACTTGTGCTAACGGCTCTCATGTTGTAAACAATCACAATTTCACCAACAGCACATGCAGTAGTTAATACAACAGTTGTTGTTGTTTCTGTGTACAAACTGGTGTCTAACAAACAACCATTTTTAAACACAAGGATATTGCCAACAACGTGAATAACAGAAAAAGAGGTTTGCCCTGCTGTTGCCACAAAAACAGATTCAGTATAAAAAAACTCATCTTGTTCGGTAAATCCCACAACACGACCATATATATCAACAGTTAAAGTTGAAGCATTAAAAGACTTTGAGTAAATGCCAGAACCAAAATTAAGAAACTTTTGCAATGATACAATCATTGAACCGCTAGTATTGTTAGTCACACTTAACAAACCATCAGCCGAACTAATTGCAGTTGTTCCTGATTTAGTCAATTGTCCTGTTCGTTCGTCAAGATCAATAAAGTTTTGACCATCTTCTAACGCGCCCCAAACAGAAGAATCATAAACAGAAGTTTCTGATGGCACAAACGCACCACCTAAGTTTGCAAATCCAGCATTACCCACAGCAAAACTAAACTTGCGGTTTGTTCTATTGGCAAATAATAAATAATTCGTTGTGCTAAAAGTTCCTTCGTACCATGTGTAATCAGCAGGATTTGTACTTCCGTTAGCTGTCGGAACATTTCTCAAGCCATAGTATGTTTTATTTCTTGGGTTTGTGCTAAATCCAGATGTGCCTGTTGCGTTATCAGCATAAGCAACAGCAATATATCTGTCTGTGTATTGAAAAGTTGTTGGCCTCCAAACAAATACAGTTGACGCTGGAGAATATTCACTGGTAGCAATTGGGTTTACCAAACGTGAAAACAGATACCAATTACCAGCAGGTATTTGAACATTAACTGTTGGCAATGTCTGATTAATAGAAAAAGGCACACCATTGCTTGGCAGTGATGTAGTTCCACCAAGCAATCGCTGAGTTGCCGTTGGCTCTGAAAATGCGGAATACCAGATTTCTGCATAGGTCGCAAAACTGGAGGAAGTCATAAATGGCTGCACGTTAAAACTAGGCACAGCAGCAGAAGCAAAAATAGAGGTCACTGTGGGCGCTGGAACAGGGCCAAAGTAGGATGGATCAGGAAGGTCTGAATTGGGCGCTGCAACGTACTTTGTAATGTCCTGATCGTCATACACCTGTGCGTTGTATTCATTCAACTCAAACGATGCGCCAAGGTTGCCATCAGGCAAAGATACTTCAGACACACGCATTACCCTGAACGGTTTGTTTGACCAGCCGTAAGATGAGTTGGTCACAGTCACTACATCGCCAGCATCAACTTGAATGCCAACATATGCTGTGCTGAAACTTACAATCAAGTCTTCACGGGCTTGCTCAAGAATTCTGGTTGCAAGATATTGCGCCTGAACCGAATCATTGGTCATTGCAAATTGAACTGACTGTTTATTGATTGGCTCGTTTGGATACAACAAACCTGCTGGAGTTTCATAATAAACAAAATCAGATTGGTCACGGTTTTGACCACTAGGAAACTCAGCTTCAATTTGATTAACACTACTTGTAATGTCGTAAGCACTAACACGAATTTCACCAATAATTGAGTTGTCATCAAACGCATAGGCGGGTGAAGAATCCTTGTTAATTACAATGCTCCATTGACCTTTTGCTGCGTTGTATTGATTCCAAGAATCGCAAACAATCATAATTGAGTTGATATTGTTTAGGCATGGTTGACCTGTATCAATAACACCATTAATGCGGTAACGAGGTTGCGTTACAAGGCCTACACTTGGGTCTGTGTAAGGAATTAAACCATCACTATATGCGTTTAATGCTGTAGCAGATGAAATATCTACCAAGTCTGCTGGCATAGCGCCGCCGTACCTTTCGTTGGTGATGTAGTCGTACCAAACATCACCTGGTTTTGCTGCACCAGTACCGTTAAGGTAATGACTCACAAAGTAAGTCAGCGTTTGCATATTTGTAGTTTCTGCGTCACGGTTGTAATTTATTTTTACAATTGCAAAAGCAAGACCGTTCATTTGCCGACCAGATGCCGCCCAACGCAACTCAACGGGCAAGTCAGAACCGCCCATATACGTTGATGGCAAAGATGCTCCGTTTGCAGAAGTTATAACACCAGCTTCTGTTGACTTATACAAAGCTATGAACAAGTTGCCATCAACCTTAGTGTCTACATTACCTGCGCTATCAGTAAGGCTCACAACTTTTGTTTGATCCGTACTATCAAAGGTAATCTTGCGATCACCCCAATACATATTTGTTAAGTTAAATGAAAATTGACCGTTAGGGCTAATGTGAGAAATCGCCAAAACGTAATACATTGTTTTGGCATCAGTGCTAAGAGCCGCATCTACAAACGAACCTCCTAGGTAAGCATCGCCGTACACAACAGGAATGCTATTTGTTGACGATGGTGGAACTTGTTGACGTACACCGTTATCAACAGCTTGATTGCCGCTTGCATCAGGCGCAAATGCGCGAGACAACAATGAAGAAACAGCAAAGTTAATTGCAAAAGCTGCCGCAAACATAGCAGTAGTAAACGCAGTAACTGCCGTATTGGTAATTGCAGCAACAATTAAAGTCCCAACCATATCTATTCCTTTACGAAACTTGCGCCGACAGCTTTGTATCCGCGCTTTGTGTAATTTATCAATGGGCCTTTTGCTGAAATTGATGTGTAAGCGCAATTTATAGCGCCATCAGCAATCAGTTTGCTGGCGATCTTGTCATATTCAATCCACAGTTTGCCGCCAACAAAATTGTTTCTTTGTTCGTGATCTACCCACCATAACAACTCATGCAGTTCTATAACATCAGGACACCAAATGTTATTCTGCTTAATCGCAATCAATGTTCCTGTCATGTGCTTATCAATCAAGATAAATCCACGACCATTAATAATGGAAAACAATAATTGCTCAACGTGTTTTGGCAAGTGTTTTGTTGTGTCGCCAAGAGCGTTAACAGGGTACTCTTGTGAGTAAGCCTCAACAAACTCTAGCAATCTTGGAATGTCGTATCTTGTAGCAAATCGAATCATACGCCGAATCGTCTTTGTGATGGTGCTTGAGTAACTGCTTGGCTTCCTGACGTTGGCTCACCGCCAAAGTCAAAGTATGAACCAGCAATGGATGGAACACGGCTCATGCTAATGTCATTTGGATAAAAGGCCTGCCAAATCTTAGGCGTAGTGCGTACACCGCCAACTCTGTTTTCTAAGATTGTGCGGAAAGAAGCGCAAGACAAACCTACCGTAGCAACACGGCTTCTAACTTGCTCGTTCCAATCTTCAGTAATAGAAAAATTGGAAACAATACCCTGATAGCGTTTAAAAAACTGCAATGTGGGGGTTGTAATAATTTGGTTGTTTGAGTCCATAAAGCCGCGCCAAACTTCTATGCGCGATCCTTTAATATCAGACCCCAAAACGATTGATACGCTTGTTCCGTCAACACCAGTTAACGAAATACTTAAATCAGAACTGTTGGCCTTGATGTCACGCTTAACATCAGAAAGCTGCAACAAACTACCAAGGCTTGTAAATGTAATGCCACTAACCGTAATAGGCGCAGCAGCATTGCAAAAAGTGTAAGTGGCAGATGGCATGGTTAGCCGAATAAACTCAGCATGGCGAATAGAAGAACTATTCAATGCTGTCATTGTTGTACTCATGTAATGTTCTCTCTAAATACAAACGCATCATCCCAATTGACCAATGCGCTTGTGGGATATGGCGTTAGTGTATAGGTAGGACACTTTTCTGCCAAGACATTAAATGTGCAATTGTTCCCGCAAGCCACAGCCGCGCCAGATAAAGGCGAACCAATAACAGGTCGATGAATAGACACAGTAGCCGTTGACCCTGTATAGGGTACGTCAGCAGTGATCTTGTAGCTGTACCCGTTAATCATTATAAAATCACCAGCCTTAAAAATAGCGCCAGTAGACACAGGCAAATTGGCAAGCGACAAGGTTTGCGAGTTGGCAGCAGGCGTTGCGCCTAGCGTTACAGTTGTAGGCGTTGTAGCTGCACCACCTTGATAAGCCGTAAACCACCGCAAGTTTGCGCTACTAAAAGTAATTGTTTCTGGCAACTGTCTGTCCAGGTTGTCAATTGTTTGAATGATTTGACGAGAAGTTGCGTAGGCCAAATAGTTGTGCGGCATAACAGTAAACACCCACGGCACAGCAGTTAGGTACTGAGCCACACGCACCTGACCAGATCGACTAACCTGTTGACCTACCGTCCTTCGGTTGTTAACAGTCATTGACTGCTGAATCTCAAAAATATCTTGGAATCCGGGCATAGTCATTTACTCCTTTGTGCTGCGCGTCTTGCTTCTGTCCAAGGAACACCTTTTCTGGCCATAGATGCTTTCTGTCTTTTCGGATGTGCATATATGTGTAAAACGACATCAAGTTCTCCCGAAATTAGTAGACAGGTTTTTGTTGGCGTATTGGTTCGCCGCCCAAATGGTGTTTGAACTTCCTAGCAAACGATCCTCAAACGACTTAACGTCAATGGCATTAATGTAATTGTTTGTGACGTTAGTTGTGCTGCCCATGTTGCTCAAAGCATGGTTTGGAATAATTGTTCCGGCAGTTTTAGGAACAAACAATTCTGGACCACGTTCACCAACAATACTTGGGCGACCAACAGGCGGCTCTCCACCATCTGCAAAACCACTTATTTTTGCATATTCAAACTGTGACATATTTGTGCCGCCACCACCAGATACGGCGCCAAATAACCCTCCAAGAAATTTCATTGCAGCAGCCTTCATCTGGATTGCAATCAAATCTTGAATGACGCTACGAGCCAAGTCCTTCATGCTTAACTTGCCCGTTTTAACAAAGTTGTCAATGGCTGAAGACAAGCTACCAAACACGCTGTCAAACACTTGCTGCGTCCGCTTGGCAGACTCATCCATAGTCACAAACATTTTTGCAATTGCTTCTTGGCGATCAAGCTCTTTCAATACAAATGGGTCTTGACCCTCAACCTCTTTTCGCTTACGAGCGTATTCAAGCGAAATCTGAGCAAGTCTTTGCTCTTCCTCTGTCGCATAAATCATCTTGTATTTCAAATCAAGAGACTCGCGTTGGTACTCCATGTCGCGTGTTTGATTTTGTGCATTAACAACCAAAGCGGCTCGGCGGTTTTGCTCCATAGCCCAAGCTGCATTAAATTCTTGTTCTGCTGCTTGCTCATCGTTATATTGAGCAATCACCCTTTTCATGTTTATCTGTCTTTTTTTCTCCGCAAGCTCAGTTTCAGCAGCAGTAACTTTGTTCTTGTAAATCTCAAGGTTTTGTTTTGTAGCTCTACCATCTTCTTGTTTATTCTTTTGACGCATTTCATCATAAGCATCAACAATCTTTTTAGCAGATTCAAGTTCCAGTTTTTCAATTTCATTAGCGCCAATTTGTGCGTATCTAAAAGCTGTATCTATTTTTGATTTTTGTAATTCATTTTCTTTTGCTGACAACATTCCTTTATATTTATCGTATTCAGTAATTTCTTCTTTGCCCGAAGGCGGGACTACTGATTTTTCAGCGGTCTTAATTATTTTTTCAAGTTCAACTCTACGCTCTTTAAGAATTTGAAGTCTTGCTCTTTCTTGCTTTGTATACTCTGGATTACCTGTGGATTTACTTAAAGTAAATTCAAGCGCCTCAATTTCATCATTGACCTTTTTTAAGATACCAACATTAGTAGATGGGCCAGCAACGGCTTCTTTAAGAGCCGCCCAAAACCTACTCATTGCATTTTTTGCTTTATCCCAAAGCTGTTCCATATCACCCAAAATTCTTTTTTGAGCTTCCAATTTTCCGTTTAATATATTAGCCGCAAGTTGTGCCGCCTCTTGTTGCTTGCCAGCCTTTTCCAATGCTTCAATTTGTTTATATTGAGCCAAAGTCAAGAAATTCATTTTTTCGTTAAGTGTTTTTGCTCCAGCAGCAGTACCATTAAGACCAGACATTAACGCTTCAGCCGCTTGTTTTCCGTCAACACCAGCAATCTTTGAATAAGTAAGAACTGCTGTTGTAACTGCCTCAAGTGAAGTGCTAGTAAATTTTCCAGAAGCAACAAGAGCATCAAGTGCGCTTGTTGCATTGCCAATAGTAGTTTTTGCGGAATCCGCAACTGACTTAGACATATCAACAAGTTTGTTTGCTGTCAAACCCGCATAATTCCCAGTCAAAGTCAAATTGTCTTGGAGCTTATCAAACTCTTGATGGGCTTCATATGCAGCATATGCTACGACTCCAAGAGTAGCGGCAACAGCACCAAGGCCGACACTAAACGGAGTGAACAAAGTGCCGATGGCTTTGAACATGTTGCCAACGCCGCCCATGACATCTTTTAATTGACCACCTTGTTGCAAGATGGCAATGAAAGGGCTTTGACCAGAAGCAATTTGCGTAAACAAATCTGTTGTCTGATAAGTCAACTGAATCTTCTGTTGCTCATTCAATTTAAACTGAGCGCCAGCAGCATTCTTTGTTGACATCGCCATCTTGTCGTAAGCAGCCGCTTGCTGCAACAAACGATCCTTCATATCCTTTGTGGCGTTCATGAACTTACCCGAGGTAACTTCACGCTGGATTAACTCTACTTTTGTAAGAGTCTTGCCGTAATCTTCTGTTGCATGAGTAAGCGCCTTTAACTCGCCAGCAGCAGAGTTTGTATCTCGCCTAATAGCATTTTTCAGCTTTGCATTTTCCGAAATGGCTTTGTCAATAGACGCAGTAAATTCAGCCGTGTCCAAGCCAAGGACAACACCAAGTCGAGCAATGTTTTGTGAGGCCATTATTTTCTCCGGCGTTCCAGTTTCTTGGCGTAGTCAGCAATGCCAACACCCAAAGCAGATTTTAATTCAGATAGCACGTTATTAATGTTCTCTTGCAAAGCAACGCGCAGAAAAGGTTTTGCTGCCCTTTTTGATGTGCCAAATTCGTTAGCCAGCGACACAGCACTTTTCTTAACAGACACTACGGCAATTGCACCGTCAGTCTCATTTACATACTCACTTCGCTTGTCTTTCTCGCTTGGGATACGAGCATCAAGACGAATCGTATCTTTCATGTGAATTGGGTTTTTGCCATCTCTAGGCTTATCCCCAACAGGTGCGCGAGTTATTGCTGTTTGCAAAACTGCCTGCATTGCAATTTTGGCAGCAGGCACAAGGGTATTTCTGGCAACCAAATCCCCACGAAAGCCTTCTGCCATTTGTTTTAGCTGTTGCTCAAATTCAGCAAAGCCTTCCAGCTTGACAGACTTGCTTTCGGGAACATAAGCCATGCTACTCTTTCAGGTAAGCCTCCGAACCCGGTCTAGTAGCCAAGAATGCCATCAATTGCTTGCTGGCTTGCTCTTGCTGTTGTTCCTTTGTCAGCGGCGGGACAATGTATTCATGCGTTGATGGAAGAACATCTTTCATCGTAAACGGTCTTGTCGTTTTTTGTATTTTCGAGTTTAAATTGCCTGTGGTCAAGGAACTTAAAGCAAGCAAAATAGCTTTGTTTCCCAACATACCATCAGACAACATAATCTCGATATTCCGCATATCGTCTACAGGAACATCATCAGGACACCCACCATGAGCGTAAACAAACGCTCTGGCTTGAAGGTGAATGTCCCAGATTAGTTTTTTCGAGAATCCTTGTATCCAGGCTGAATTGCCTCAGAAATTTTGGCAAGAATTTCCAACTGAACGGCAGTGGGCCATTCGGCTTCAATGTCTTCGTAAGTAATCTCATCAAGCGTTCCATTTACAGGAACCAGCAACTTGATGTATTCAACCATTCGGTTTTCCATCTGCAAGATGGTTTGCACCAATTCTTTAGTAGACCGACCTTCAACGACCACATCTTCATCTGTCACCACAACACCATCAATAGTGCCAGTGCGGAAAGATGAGGTCATCTTGTCAAAGCGTTTTTGGAATTCGGCTTGGTCAAACTTCTCAATGCGATCTTGCATGGCATCAAGTTCTTTTGTAAGCGGAACACGAACTTTAAAGTTGTATCCAGCAAGTTCAAAAGATTTGGTACGCAGATTGGAAATTTCGCCAAAGGCAGATGTAAGTTTTGTCATGGTTTATCGTGTGGTTTTGATAATCTTATCGTAAACAGCCTGATTCAAGGCAACAGCATAATCTACTGCTTGTTCAGGGCCGATCTTGTCTGCATGATTCCGGGCAATATCGTGCGACAAAGCAATTGCAGTAATGCGCTGCTGTGTAAACCCAAACCAGTTCTTGGAAGAATCGGATTGGGCTACAAGAAAGTTTAGAAGGTCGTTGCTGTCTTTTACTATCATGTGTTTTTACTCTGTTGTGTCAACTTCTTCAATGACTACTACGGGAGCAGTCACGTTATATTTTCTCAGCAACGCCAAGGCAATGGCTTCTGCTGTGTCTGGTTTAGCAGTGGCATTTGCAAGTTCATCAGCGTCCACAACCATGCCACGGGCAGCAAGTTCAATGTCGCCGTAAATGGTCACAATTGCGTTAATTGCATCAATCAATTTCATGTGTTGTTCGACCAGCCAAACTGGTTGCCCCGTGGATGAATAGTGAAGGTGCATTTTGCTTCAGCGCCCGGAGCAGAATCAATTTGGAATTGACCCACGCGACCGTTGAAGGCATAAGCCACCGTGTTTGCGCCCTCAACTGCTGCAACCACAAAAGTGCGGTCAACAACACCAGAATAAGCATCAGCACGAATCTGAAGCAAAGCAGCATCAGCAGGATTCCAAGCAGCCGTGATAGTCAAACTTGTAGGAGCCGCTTGTACAGGGATTTTGTCGCTTTGACGAGAGCCAGCAACGCCGAAACTTGCAACCGCATCATCAATACCAAAAGCAGGAATTGCCTCAACAGGAAGTGCAATGCCGTTTGCGCCAGTGCCGTTAGCCGAAGCGCCAACAATAGCCGCCACTTGTGCAGTCCAAACGGCCAGGTTAGCCGTTGACAAAGGCGATGGAGTTGCAGCCGATTGCATCCACAACGATGCGGCAAAACCGGGAAGAACTTTTGCAGGAATAGCCATGATGACTCCTTATGCGTTGTTGGACCAACCGTACTGGTTGCCACGGGGATGAATGGTAAATGTCGCCTTGGCTTCAGCGCCGGGTGCAGAATCAATCTGGAACTGGCCTACACGCCCGTTAAAGGCGTAATAAACGATGTTTGAGCCTTCGGTAGCCGAAACTACAAAAGTGCGGTCAATCACGCCAGAATAGGCATCAGCACGCATCAACAGCAAGTTGGTGTCAGCAGGGTTCCATGCGGCTGTAATAGTCATGGAAGTTGGAGCAGCCTGAACAGGAATCTTGTCAGATTGACGCGAACCAGCCACGCTAAAAGAAGCAACGGCATCGTCCATGCCAAAAGCAGGGATTGCTTCGACAGGAATAATGTTGCCACTAACAGCGAGAGGGGCCACGCTTGCGACCAAGGACAACTGAGCAATTGTCAAAGGAGTAGGTGCGGCTCCGGGTTGTGCGTACAACGCCGCGCTAAAACCAGGGAGAACTTTGTTTGGTAAAGCCATTTTGAGTATCCTTCAAAAGTTGAACAATTGTCTTATATTAAGCAGGAATGTCAATGGTGCAATCTAAGAAGATTTGCGCCATCTTTTCCTCATCGTTATAACTGTTATACAGCCACATAACATCAGCCTTTGCAATGTAAAAGCCTTCTGCTGGACTGCCAAGAATTCCGCTGTACCCATGCAAGGCTTGCAGAATCTGATTTGATATTGTAAAACCATCTTCAATCTGTTGAGTGAAAATAGAAATCTGAAATACAGGACGGTCAATGCCTTTGTTGCTTTGCTGTGTGCCTGTATATACAGGTTGATGCACATTTCGGAGCATCCAAGTAATAAATTTAGGCTCTGTTGCAAAGTTGCGGTTAAAAGCCGCATACACAGGCACAGGCGTGACAATGTTAGCCAGTTGATACTGGATAGCTTTGCCGTAAACAACAGGGTTTAATTGAGTTGCCATTAGACCGCCGTAACAGGATCAGAGCGATAACACATAAACATAACTGTCATGCGGTCATCAGCTTCCCGAGCATTGTCAATACGCCAATCTTTGCCACGATAAGTAATCGAATAAAGATTTTGGTCATCTACTATTGCTTTTATGTTTGGCGTGTAATTCAGCGTCATATTAACCATGTCTTGATACAGCCGATATTTATCAGCAATTTTCAAGCTGTTACCAACAGCAGAGACACGGGCGCGAGTCTCAAACCACAATGTTTGTGTTGTAGATTGCTCACCAAAATCTGACTTGCCAAAAGTCAGATTGTTGATTTTAATGTTTTCAAAACGAGCAATTGCCATTTGATGCTCACATGATGAGTGGTTTGTACAATCTTAAAAGCGTTGTCACGCCAAACGGAATGTCTTTTAGCTTTGTCTCTGTTGCATTAGCACGGTTGTTGTAAAGATGCGTGAGCAACAACAAGCCAGCTTGCTTGATGACAGAGTAAGCAGACAAAGGATTTGAAACAGTTGTGTACTGCACAATAATTGGCGCAGTCATCACGGTGTTAATGTTTGTCGGCAAATTGTTAACAATCACCTTGTTGCCGGAAGCATCGTAGTAATAGTTTGAACTTGTAATTGTTGTAAATACTGGAGGAAAAGCATCGTTCCAGTATCCAACAGAATCAATCGTTACACCCGCCTGATTTGCATTAAAGTTTTGACTGACTTCAGGCAAGTCAAGACTGATTGGTGACGCTACAAGGCTTTCAGAACCGTACCAGACGCGATAACTTACAGGCAGGATAGACATGCCAAGGTAATCTTCAATTGCTTGTCTGGTAGCCACTTCAAGACTAAGCAAATAAGTGTCTTGGCTTTCGTCTTGAAACAAATTGAGTTGGTTAGTGATTTCCTCAAGAGTCAACCACGGTGTGACACTATCACGCGCAATCTGTTCAACCTTAACGTAGTTAAACGGATTGCGCGTCTGAGCGCCAAAGGGCGCAGCGTATTGATAGTTGTCAACGCTCATGGTTTAAACACCTACCAAGCGAATGCCAGCAAAAGGGTCGCGCACAGTGCTTACCATACGTTTTTCCGCATACAGCGTAATGAAACCAGGGCTTGTTTGTTCCATTGCTTGAATGGTCATTTCTTCAACGTCAGCAATAGTTACAAAACGAGGCCAGTTAGCCAAGTAAATGTTAAATTTGCCAGCGCCTGTGGTCTGGATGTTTGGATTAGCAATGACAGGAAAGCCAAAAATGTTTTTAACAGCGCCGCCATCATCATCACCAACTTCAGCAAATTGTTTAATATTGGGTGCTGCTGTAGGGCCAAGGTTTCGCAATTCATGAATTGTTTGCGGGTGCATCATCCAAGCAGTACCGGGCAAATTCCAGTATTGAGCAGGGAACAGCCGCACCATATCAGTAATGTCGCCATATGTAACCGCTGCGGCAGCTTGTGTGTAAGTCGCAATTGAATGGATACCGTTTGTAATTGCTGTGCCACTTGTACCAAAAGCGGATGTAGCAGCACTTGTGTACATATTCAGGCCACGCAAACCGTTAGTTGCGCCGTTAATTGTGGTCGTAGAACCAGCCTGATCGTTGTTCAGCACCATTGACGCGCCCTCAATTTGTGCGAATTCCAGCATCAAATCTTCAACAAGCGTTTCGTTTAGGTAGTTTACATCTGACATAACCGCTGAACGCACAGGCAGTTGAGCCGTAATCACTCGCGTTGGCAATTGCCAGATAGATGTGTTGATGTTTGGCGAACCGCTATCAGGCGTGAACGTATATCCAAACGGGTTTGTTGAGTTTGTCGCATTACCTGTCTTGGCAACAAACTGTATGCTTGAGCCAGATGCAGGAATAACACGCGACATCTCACGAATTGGATTTGCAAAACGCAATGCAGCAAATGCGTTATCAAAAAATGTCCGACCACCAACCCCGTCACCAGAGCCTGTGATAGCAGATGCTTCGCGCAAGTCAATCGTGACTTTATCGCCAGTTTCCAATGTTTGCTTAATTCCAGACAGGATGCGTTCGGTAATGGTCATATCAGTTCCTAAATTATTGGCACAAAAAGGAGGGGGTTATTAGCCCCCTCCGTTTTATCAGTTAGCTGTGCCTGTCGAGCGATAGCGAACCAGTGCGTTTGGATCACGCACAGATGTTGCCAAACGCTTCTCACCAAAGAAGGTGATAAAACCTGGCAGTGTCTGGTCGTAACGGCGCATAACCATGTTCAAACGATCAATGATCGTGTGAGCGCGGCTCCAATCACCAAAGTACATTGGGTACAGGCTAGTAGTACCAGCAGCACCAGCAGTAGCTTGGCTAGGATTGTCCAAATAACGGTTCATCACAACGTCAAAGCCAAGCATTTGACCAATGATGCCATCAGGGTTCAACGACTCAACAGAGTTGAAGATTGGACGACCGTTGGTGTCTTGCAGACCACGAATTGCTTGAGCCAAGATTGGGCTAACCATAAACTTGGTGGCAGGAGTCCAATACTGCTGTGGCAAGGCGTAAATCGTGTTGATAACGTCTTTGTATTGGATGTTGTTAGCACCAACAGTGTTGGCGTTGGTTGTGATCTGGTCATAAGTAGCCAACGAGTGCAGACCGCTTGAAGAACCAGTACCGCTAGTACCAAAAGCAGCAGCAGAAGTTGTGCCACCAGCGTAGGTAGAGTTAGCACCAGCGTACTGGTCCAAACCGCGCAGACCGTTAGTACCACCGTATGGGTTACCAGCGGATTGAGCAGCCTGGTCATTGTTCTGCACCATCGACAGGGCTTCTGCCTGGGCAAATTCTGCCAGCATGTCGTCAACAACGTTGGCTTCCAGACCATCAATGTCATCCAAAGCCGCAGTACGGATTGGGAACTGAACGTTCAGGTCTTGCAAAACCAATTGCCAGATGCTTGTGTCTTCAGTAGTGGTTGCACCGTTGTTCTGAATCGTATAGCCCCATGCCACACCAGCGTTGCCGGTCTTGACACGGAATTGATAGCTAGAACCATCGGTAGCCACAGTGCGAGACAGACCGCGCATGGGGTTAGCCAAACGCAGAGCAGCAAACACTGGATCGTAGCCAGTACGACCACCCTTGCCATCACCGCCAGCAGTCAAAGCAGAGGCTTCTTTCAGGTACGCATCCATTTGGGCTTCGTCTGCAAAAATTTGCAGTTCTTTTTCCAAACGGTTGTTGCCTTTGTAGAAAGCAGTCAGTTGCTCACGCACCGAACGGTTCACATCTTGGCGAACAGTCTTAGCGGGTGTGCGAATGAACTCAGGCATGTTGATAGAAGCAACTTTGGCTTCCAGAGCAGACACCATTTCTTGCATTTCGGCTTTAACAGCCTCAACAGCAGCAGGAATTTTGGCTTCAACAGCCACGATGCTTTCAGCTTGTTTAGCTTCAATAGCATCCAATTTTTCGAGGATAACTTGGGACATGATTTAACCTTTAAGTCGTTTGTCAAGGAGTTTGAGAAGTTCACGTTGCTCAAGAGCCGCGAGAATTTCTGCTTCGGTTGCCTCCGCATCAGAATCACTCTGAGTTGGCGCATTTTCAATAGGCGTTTCAACAGCATCACGCTGCTCAATCACCGTCTTGAACACAGATGCGGCGGCAACCGACATCTGCTTGGACAGACCTGCATCCCGCAAGGCTTCTTCCAATACTTTCAAATCAGCAGATCCATCAGGTCGGAAATACTCCAACTTTTTGATTTCTGCTTTCATGTTATTTGGGTGCATGACAACGCTAGTTTCGCGCAAACCACCTTTTGTGATTTGGAAATAACCTTCATCCCAATAATCGCTTGAGCCAGCAGGAAAAACAGAACCATCTTCTTTAACCCACTGATATTCTTCAGCATAAGCGCCAACAGAAACACCGCCAAACATATTGGGGCTTTCTTTCATCACTTGATACAGGTCCGAGCCAGTTGTGGTGTTGAGATACAGACGACCAGAAGCATTCATGCCTTCGTCATCCATTTCAATGCTTGTCCACTCACCCACAGGAATAGCGTCAGCATTGTGGTTGACATACATAGGCAGTGGTCGGCCCATTTCAGCAAACTCTTTGGCCCACTGCATAAAGCCTTCTGGCTTGTAGAAAAACTTACGACCATCGGCGCCTTCTCGCGCACCCCAAGTCGTAATACGAGCCTCAATCTGTCCAGACGGTTCGCCGTTGCTGGCTTTTTCGTTCAGATTCAGCTTGGCTTCGCAGATTAAATTCAATGTCTTCATTGATTGCCCCTAAAGCAATAGATTGGTTATTGTCCTGTATTTTAGGGGGTTGCCCTAATAATACAGGCAACTGTTTAGGTCGTTTGACCTGTTTTGCTAATCCTACCAGATATTTTGTATCAGTGTACATGATATATCAAGTAGTGCCAATATTCATTTTTTTGGTCTGATTGCCGCCACCGCCACCAGTATCTTGCGAACTTGATCCAGAAACAGGTTCAACAGCGTCAGGCTCTTTTACCAACTCATCAGCACCTTCCATAGAAGGCAAGTTCATGTAATTACGGGCTTCGTTAGGGGTCATAATGCCGCCTTTTACGCCAGCAGTAGCAAAGTTCATTTGATCCAAAGGCGCACCCTTCAGGAAATCCTTGGTGTCAAACTCAATACACAGCGATGGATAACCCTCCAACAAATGTTGAGTCAGTTTCTGTTGAATATTGACGATTGTTGGATACATGGTGGTTTTGTAAAACTCATCCAATGCTGTTTGGCTGTTGTTGAACTTGCCATCATGAATTCCAATCATAGAGGGGGGCACACCAAACAACCCGCAGATTCGGCGCATGGTTTGCAACTTCAAAGCAGCAGCGTCAGTATCTTGCAAGGTCAGCATTTCCAACTTTTGATACTTCATGCCCTGGTCCAGCAACATGCCTTGACCTGGCTTGCTTGGGTCACTGGTCTTGCTACCCGTCATGTTGTTCCACGCCTCTTTCAAACGGGCTGCAATCTCTTTGTACTTGCCATCAGGAATAACTTGTTCTGTGACAAACATGCCAGAGGGCTTTGCACCGTTCTGCATGACAAAGTTAGCGTACAGGTCAATGTCTTGGTCCAGGCCAACCAACTCAGTTGCCAAAATAGCTTTGTTAAAACCAGCAGAACCTTGCCATGCCATTTCTTTTGTGTGCATGACTTGGAAATACTTAAAATCATGGTCCTTGTTAAAGCCATAGCTAGGCGTAGACAAACGGAATGTCGGATAACGTGTAGGCGTAATGGTTACGGCAATCAGCGTTGAATCCAACACATACATTTCCAATGGTGTTTCAGTAGAACTGTTCTGATCTTTTCTCCACCACAAAGTAAATGCTTCACCAGACAATTCGTACCACATCAACCATTGATACCAAAACTCATACTTGCTTTGGAAGTTGTTTGGGTTTCCCAATAACTTGGCAACTTGCTTGGCTTTAGCCCTATCTCTAGAGCCAACACCTTCACCTCTTATTGCGTCAACACTTTTACCGTCAGTTGTTTCGCAACAAACCTTAATAGGCAGTTGAGCCAAAGCACGGGCTTTTACACCAACGCAAGACATAATTGTGCTGTTTCTGGTCAGCACAGACATATCCACTGGGCGACCAGCGGTAGTTGTGCTGGCAGTGGTCACATAGAGGATCTGCGTGTTAACACCAGCACGTTTATCGCTACCCTGATAAACAATGTTGTTGCCAAGAGCCGTCTGACCGAACAATGTATTGCTCTCAGACTGAGTGTTTTTACGCTTAAAAATGTCAAGAATTGGCATGATTTCCCCTCAATTTCCTACACTTTAGCATTTTTCTTATTAAAAGACCAACCTTCTTTTGGCTGGACAGGATAATTCTTGTCATCCCTTTTTGCCACAAAGCCTATACATCTATTTCGCACAGTCATAATGGCGCAATTGTTTGCTTCTGCGGCAAGACGCAAAGAATGAAATTGCCCTTTTGGAGTATTCCAAGTTCCAATTGATAAAGTCTCCGAACTTTGATCGTAACGACTTCTACTGTAAGCCTTGTTTGCCTTGGCAAGGTTTTCTCTATGCTTTTGCGACAATTTTCTGCCCTTCATTAAATAATGGAATCCAGTTGGGCCTCCTCCAGCTTGCACGTTAACAAGATTTCCCATAGGGAAAAAATACGCTATAACTTTTTTTTCAATGTCGTATGCAAGACTTTCCGACAAATTGTCTGCAATGATAAAAATTGTATAACCATCTTTTGCAACCTCATGCCATGCCAAATTTCTTTGGCCCTTGCTTTTTGCTCGTTTTAAACACCCTTTGCCAACGTAAAAAACTGTTCCATCAGGCTTGCAATGCAAGTAAACATAAAAGTTAGTTTTGGCGTTCATGCTTGCATTATACACCTACCATTCTAATGCTCTAAATCCAAAAGAGTCTGATACAAAAACATTGTCTAAATGACCATGAATTGCCATTATGAGTGCAATGATTCCATCTACTTTGGCGCTTGGGTCAGCTTCGTTTTTCCTGACCTTTACGTTTCCGTTCACATCAGTGTAAACCTCGCAGTTTCCTAGCTGCCAGCCAACAAACGGGTTGCCATCATGATGAATTGCCTTCTTGAGAATTAGTTGTTCAGTAGATTTGGAAGGGTTTGACAAAACAGCCATTCCTTGCCCCACCTTAACCACTGGCAACCCCTCCGCATACAAGTTAGCCACCAATGCGGCGGCATTGTATGGGTCAAAATTTACAGCCTTGACACTATGTTTCTCACACTCTTGCTTAATGTATGACTCAACTTCGTTTAAGTCAGTTACGTTGCCTGGAGTAAGCCTCAATATGCCAGTTAAGTGAGCCTGAGAAAAAATGCCTTTGTAGTGATTTGGAATTAACTCAATGGATTCTTCCGGCAGAAAGAATTGGAACTTAGCATAGAAATTTTCTTCGCTATACCTGTGCAAAGTACAGACAGCGTTTAAGTCCCGAGTGTGCGCTAAGTCAAATGCCACAAAAGTAGCTTCTGGCTTGTCAGTAGGCATAGGCGCGACAGATTCATCCCAATATCGCCTATCAATCCAAGCCGAATTAGCCGAGACATAAATGTTCAACTGCTTGCACAGGAACTCGTTTAAAGATGCAGGTTTGGCAGCCGCTTCTTCAGCCATCTGCGAGATGTGCTGTGTCGTGACCGAAACCCCAAGCATGGGATTTGCTTTGCCCCATACAGCAGGATCAGCCCAATTATCGCCGGGGTCAATGCTATACAGTAAACCAAACCAACGATGGCTGTCAGCAGCAGCGCCCCGCAAAACATTACGAAAGTGAGAAAGGTCTTCAAAGAACTTGGTTTCCTTAGTGAAGCTGGCAGTTGTCAGATACATCCGCAAAGGGTTCTTACGAGCGCCCATACCCGAGTGCAACACCTCAATCGACTGTCTCTCAGTAATCTGAGCAGCTTCATCAATCATGGCGCAAGACGGGTTCTTACCGTCACCTGTTTTTCTGTTTTCCCGTGACAGCGCACGATAAGTGGAAGTCGAGTCGCCAGCCTTTTTCAGTTCACTTCGGTAAGGGATAAACTTAGCCGCCAACTCAGGCTTCATATTCTCTACGATAGCCTTGGACGAATCAAAGCAAATACTCGCCTGATCCCTGTTGGTAGCCAGAGTAAACACTTCAGCACCAGCATCACCAAACTGCAACTCATACAACGCAATGATGGACGCAATGGTTGTCTTACCTGACTTGCGAGGAACGAACAAAATGACATCAGTAACATAGCGATATGAATGGTCACGCCTATCCCTAAACCCGTAAATAGCCGCCAAGTACATGACCTGAAACGGCTGTAATTCAATTGACTTCCCGGCATCCGGGCCTTTAACGTGGCGGCAAAATTTGACGAATTTAAGGATGTGTTCAGCTTTGGCAGGCACAAACTCATAAGGCGCATCCTTACGTTCGACCATATCCAAGAACCGTTGGCAAGCTAGTTTGACATCTTCGCAAGCCTGAATGTCACCCCTACTTACCGCTACCGCATACTCAAAAGCAGGGTTAAGCAGTGGCGAATAACTCATCTACATCACTCACTTTTGCTTTCAACTTCGGGCGACCACGGGCAACTAGACCCAATTCAGCCAGCATCTTGATAGCCTTATCAGCCATCTCCGTGCGAATCTTGAACCAAGCGGTCACGCCTTCATTGTTGCCGTAAACCGTGACATGGCCCATCTCGCGGATGTTAATTTCAGCGGTCAGCATACTGTCCACTGTGTTGACCAAAGTGCCAACCAACAATTCGTCAGATGCCGTGAGTGTTCCTGTCGAGGCTTCGACTTCAGAACGAATGGCGGTTTCAAACGCAGCCCTGTTCCAAGTGGACGGGTCGTTCAAATAGCCTAGGATGTGACGAGGTTTTTTTGCCATAGGTGAATTCCTTTTGTCTTGTTTACGCAAGCGTATCACATTCAAAGAATTCCCGCGCAAACTCCCCCCCTCTGACTTTGCACCTACCCGTAATTGAC